CCAATAGCCTTGAATCTTGGTGGGGTCGAGGCCGTCTGCTGCAGTCTGGTCAGATACTGCGTTCTGCCAGAATGTAAACGTAGCGCCGTCGATGCCGCCATACGGAGCTGCGGTTGGGTCTACCGGGAGAGCAGCGGCCAAGCCGTCGATCTGCTTACCTCCAGCTGCAGTGCCGTCAGAGTACAGGCCGCCACAAATCAAGTTGGCCATGGTGGATTCGGCCACTTCCAGACGGGATTCCATGAGGTCGATCATGCGCTCACGGCCAGAGTTTTGCAGCTGCTCAAGGCCAGAGATGATAACCGGCACCGCTGCCTGCTTAATGTCGTATTCTGCCGCACTCAGTACGTCAGAAACACCGACAGGCAACAGATCGTAGCCAGAGTACCAGCCGGCGTTGTTATTTTCCGCAAACGACAGCTCTTGGAGGATTTTAGTGCCGCCGCTGAACGTCTTGATTTTGCCGCTTTTCTTCAGGCGATCAAGTAGGGCGTTGTTGTTCGTTACGTTATCAGCGATCTGCCGGGTACGACTTGCAATAGTCGTGGCCATGATGTCGCTGATGGAAGTGTTGGCAAAGGCCATGGTTATTTCTCCATCAAGTCAATAAAGGATGTTTAAACACCAGTCACCGAACTCGGGAACTTTGCGCTTTATCGACCGTTCGACATCTTTTGGCCTGCTACCGTGGCTGGGGCGCTCAATCGAAAAGTCTGATGTTAGTAGTGGGCATAATAGCCCACCGTTTACACGTCTACAACTATTCGCTGGCTTCGTCCACTGCCGCGGCCAACTGTTCACGCAAGCTCATGCCTTTAGCGCTACCGCCGCCACCGCCTTGGCGACCGCTGATGCTACTGGCAGCGGAGCGTTTGGCGGACAGCGTTTTTCGGTTGCCTGTGATGCTCTGATCTATCCGGCGCTGCTCCATGACGTTGGAAATCTCCGGGTGTGCTGCACATGCACGGTCGTAGGCTTGCTTCAGTGACAGCTGAACGCCGCGCTTGTCCGCCAGTTCGATGATGTCCGCCATGTCCTCCCGCACGTCATCCAGAAATTCCGCTTCTTTGCTGAACTCTACGACGGCGCTTTGAGCCTTGCTCGACGTCTGCTGTGCCTGCTGAGCTTGGATTTTCTGCGCATTGGTCATCAACTCGTTTAAAGGTGCCATGCGCTCGTCGAGCATTTTCTGCAGCATCGCCTGCTGGGGGTCTACGCGCTGGCCACCGGAGCCTCCGTTACCTCCAACCAAAGCGCTGTCCAGCTCTTCAATGTCAACGCCGAACTGGTTAATAATCCGGGCCAGCTCTTGGGCTTTCTCCTGCTGTGACCCGCTGTGCAGGACGTTCATAGACCCCATGGCTGCGCCTGCCGCATCCAGCGGGTGCTGAAACCCTGCACCTTTCATAAGCGGGGCGAAATGCTCACCCATCTTGCTAACGTAGTCGCTGACTTGCTTGGCTTCTTTGGTGTTGGCCATGCCTTCAGACATTTCTCTCTCGCGGGCTGAAATGCGCTCTTGCAGCTCACGGGGGACTTTAGACCAAAGCTCACGTTCTTTCGGCGCCCAGCCTGCAGGGGCTTTTAGGCTTTGGTTCTTGTCCGTAGGGGTGGAAGCCGCCTTAGCGTCAGGCTGCGACTCGGCAGAGACAGTTTCACCCTCTACCTCGGCGGCTTCCTTTTTATCGCCGGTCGCTGCTGCGTCGTCATCTTCATCGACGGGATCGCCTTCAGCGCCGGGGGCGGGTGCCGCATCGCCCAACTGCTCATCGTCGTCAGTGTCCGTAAGGACTTCCTGCCGTGTTTCTTCGCCTTCGTCACCCATGGTCTCCATGGCGTCTGAAAGCTGCTCTCGCATTGATTTACCCATTGTATCCACCTCTGCCGTTTACACGCCGTGCTGGTGCATGGCCTGTTTGATTGTATCTACCCTTTCGCGCTTGGCTTTAGGGGTGTTGCCGTCCAGTACAGACTGCCGTTCTGCGGCCTTACGTTCAAAATACTTGGCCCCGTTATTGGCCCCGTATTCCCCGGGGTTAGCCACGCCATGTTTTTCATTGTGCCGGCGTAGCTGCCCACGGTCACTTATGCGGCTGCCGTCTATCGGACTTACGAACTCTTCCATACCTTTAAGAATGGCGGGGCATGGAGAGCCGCGCAGTGTGGGGGTGTATTCCGATTTAGGCACCATCTTACCCGTCTCCGGGTGTACAACCCAGCTCCCTGTCTGGGGGCGGGTGTTGTTGCCGAAAATCTTGGCGTAGTTCTCTATGTATTTATCACTCATCGGGCTAGTCATCGGTATCGCCTCCTGATTCCCGGTCTTGTGCGTTCAGCGTTTTCAATTCTCTCGCACCTTCCGTTTTAACGCGGCCTTCCGCAATCTTAGCCATGGCGTTGGCTTGGATTTCATCAATTTTATTGGCTGTCTTCCCGGCGTCGGCGGCAGCGGACAGCTGAGCCTCCACCACGTCTTTTTGCATTTCGCCCTGCATGGTGGCGTCGGTTTGTTCGATGTTCGACTGTGCCTGTGCCTGTTCAAGCTGCAGGTCGGCCTGCAGCTTGGTGCGTGTCTCCGCGATAGAGCGCTGCATGTCCGCCGCCACTTCCGCCATTTTCATGTTGTGCTGCTCACGGGCGAAATTCATATCCAGTTCATAATCCTGCTGGCGAATCTGCATGTCTGATTGCGCCTTGGCTTGGATTTTCTGCATTTCGCCCTGCTGCTTCATCTGCTCAACTTGCTGCGCCTGCTGAGCTTTTATCATTTCAGGGTCTTGTTTCGGCTGCCCTTCCTGCTCTTTGACCTGCTGCTGGGACGCTTCAATGGCCTTGTCGATAACCCCTTCAATCTCACTGGCACCTTTAAACCCTGCCAGCCCCCACTGCAACAACTGCAACAAGAACGGTTTTGCGCTCGGGTCTTGCTCGATCATCGGCGCGGCTGACTGCATGAAAACAGCCAGTGAGTTTATGTACTCGGTACGCTCGTTCTTCAGCTGTGCGTAGTCCACCATGGCCACCGACTCAGGGCGAATAGACACCCTCAGCTGTGCTGATTTCGGGTCTTTCAGTAGCTGTATGGCCTGCGGCACCAGCTCGACGTCCGGCGAATACTGCATGTTCGACTTCTGCGCGATTGTTTGCGGGGAGAAGTGCCGGGAGATGATTTCAGCCTTGATCTGAAATAGGTCGGTCGCAAACTTAGCAAACCGGTCTTGCAGGGCTTGTACCCGAACAGAGCCAAACTTGGCTTTCATTTCTGACTGGCCCACACCCTCATACTGAGAGCCTAGCTCGCCGCGCATGACGTCTGACATACCGGTAACCTGCTGGAGTAGGCCAATGGCGTCTGAGCGCAGCTCACGCAGCTTATCGAGGGCGTTTACAATGTCCTGCAGCGGCATCCAGTCGATCTGACCTTTCAGCCCGTTCTTTTCCCCGAACAAAGCCCAATTTTCGACCGGTATGAGCTGGTTGTCCTGCCCGGTGTTCATCATGTTCTTAATCGACTCAGAGCTGGCGTCGTACACGCCTACCACTTTGACCGCTTCGGTGATGATGGATATGCGCTCTTGCAGCTTGTCGATTTCGTTATACAGGTCTTGCGCCAGCGAATAGTCAGGCGTGGGCATGTATAAACTGGTCGTGGGGTTGGCTAGAAAGAACGGCGGCGCCGGAAAGAAGTTTTCCAGCCCTAGCGGGTCAGGCTTGGTGTCGAGCACTTTATCGCAGCCCAAGTTTATCCAGACGACTTTTCGCTCTTTTTTGTCCCAAATCTCCCAAATCTCGGCTTTTTTCCATACCCCTTCCATGTCCGTTTCTTCGGCAGAATCCTCACTGGAAGAGGTTTTTTGCTGCTTTAAGGTCACTTTTTCGGCGTATTTAGCCCCAAAACGCTCAGAAACTTCATCTTTTGTCAGATATGACCGGAAAGCTATCCACGGCAGTTCCGACCAGTTCCGACCCCAGCCCCATAGAACATCGCCCCAATGGTAGTACTCGATCGGGGCAGACTCACTGATGATGGTTTCCTCCCCGTTTTCATCCTCGCTCGTCTCCAGTGCGTAGCGCACCCGTGCCGCGCCCAAGCCAGACACCAGCCGATCGCTCAGCGCGGACTGCAAAATAGAATCGACCTCTTCGCCGTTTTGCTGCACGTCCAGATTGAGCATACGGTTAAGAATCTCGCCCGATACCCGAGCCACGTCATCGTTTTGGTCGGTGAACTTGCGGCCGACGTCGATTTTTGGCGTGTTGCCGTACAGCATAGACTGCAGCGTGGTTACGTTGGAGTTGAACAGGTTGAGTTTAAACGAATCACCGTCACCTGACGCGCCTCTG